TTCGTAACACATTACGCGCATGGTTTCGGGGGGGGAGGGGTGGTCACAAAGGGAGTGCTTCAGGACTCCAGACTAATGATGGCGATGGAAGGATACGACTGCACCTGGATGGGCCACGTCCACGAACTGTACCACCACATCAACAGGGTGCATCGGTACGACCGTACTACCAAGGTCATTTCGCAGAGGGACATCCACCAGATTCGCACGGCCACCTACAAGGAAGAATGGGATGGAGGGCTTGGAGGATTCCACGTTGAGAAGGGAAGGCCACCAAAGCCTCTGGGAGGCTATTGGATGAAGTTAAAGATGAGCAGGCGAACCAACGAACAAGGCAACGATGTCCGTGAGATTGTGGCCGAGTTCTCGCATTGTACGAGGATGTATTAATGAAAAAGCCCACTTTCGGAGCGACCTACTCGTGGGCTTAACCAATGAAACACAAACCGCTAACCCCTTAACGGCAAGCCAAAGATAAGGCTATTTTAAGAGCGTTGCGCCTAAGACTGCGGATCCAACCGCAACCGCAACAACCCGGTTTCTACGAACCTTCTTCTGCTCCTTCTGCACCAACGCTTTCTGCCCGGCAACAACGCTATCAAGGGTGTTCAAAGCGTCCCGGCAGATGGAGTCCTTCACCCGGTAAGCAACAAGCAAACTATCGGTCAAAGCCACCTGCTCTTCAAGGAGCGCACCGACCTCTTGGCAAGAATCCAAACGGATGGGGATGTAGGATGGGACGAGAATCGTGTCCGGCTTCGTATAAGCCTCTACAAGCCTTTCTTTCCATTTAACCTTGGTACGCACCACTTCTTGGATTATCGTGTCCCTGAGAGGCTCTATGTGGGCGATACGGGATTGCATTGAATCCATTGCCTCCCGTTGGCTTTGAATGGTGCATTCCTGCGATTGGATGACCATTGCCGGTCTGTCCTTGAGCAGGAAGATGAAGTAGCCGAGGGCCACAACGATGGGAAGGATAAGGGCGAGTGTCCCTTTGGTGGGGAAATGGGAATCAGCAGGCATCGTCTTCGGGGAAGATCCTCCGCATCGTTTCGTTCTTCGCTTCCTCGGTCAAATGCTCGTCCAGGTCAAGGTCTATGGCCGTGAACTCCTGGAAGATTTCAAACATATCAAAGAGCGCATCCTCTACGAGTGCTTCCCGGCTCTTGCCGGTCTGCGCCACGAGTTTATCCAAGGCTTCAACGAAGTCCTTGCGGATGTTAAGGGATAGGGCTATCTTCATCAGCAGGAGTGGTTATGACTTTGCAGCAGAATAGGCAATAGCGGCAATTTGCTTTCTTGACCGCTTTTTGCTTTTTGGCTTTGCTTTGTTGGCTTTGGTGAGTTCGGAGATGTTTTTGGAGACGGCTTTGGAGACTGCTTTTTTCCCATAACCTTTGGCTTTAGTGAGTGGCATAGCGTGGTGGTTTATAGGTTCAAAGTTATGCGATGACCGTCAGGATTTGGTAGTATTCAAAGAAGTATTCGGTGCGCTCCTTCAGTCCGTGCGTCCCTCCATTCACCTTGAGCGTGACCTTTTCTACGACCTCTTCGGTTGCTCCGAGGTCGGCCACCGCGTTGATTTTCCTGCTATTCCAATAGAACCCGGCAGAGAGCATCGCGTACCTGGAAGACACCAAGTCGGGGTTGTCAAGGAGGTCTTCGGGGACGATTTTATCAAGTTCGGCATAGTTGGCCTTCCCGGTGGTTTGGATGTAACCACGGCCCCTAAACTTCCATCCATCGGTGATTTCCGCATTGCCCAAGCGACCGCCATAGACCTTGTTGGCTATGGCTTCGGGGTTGCGAGCGTACAGTTTAGCCGTTCGTTCGTTGAAATGCCTCTTGAAGGTCTTTAGAAGCCCTTGAGCGGAGTAGTTTAGGTTCTCCCGCGTTACAAGGAATCGGCCCGATTCGTGGGCGCATTGGGCAAGGAAATGAGCGAGGCGAAGGGGGGTGTTTATGCTGTACCTATCCTGCACATCGCTGAGTTGGTCTAAGACGTGCCGGGGGATGGATGGGTAGAGGCCATCAAGATTCATCGTCCACCTTCTTATGGAGGCGTTCGCTGAGTGTTTCCACGAGCCTTAGACCGCTGAATCCTACGATGAAGGCCATTGCAAACTTGGCTGATTCAAGTTCAACGCCAAGGAAGTTCACGGCAAGGGGGGTGATGTAGTTGGCAGACAATGTTCCTGCGAGGATGGAGAACATTTGGGTGCGAATGGACGCGCCCTTTTGCTTTCCAACGAGGAGGAGGCTTCCGAAGAAACCGCCTACGGACATCCCGACATTAATGCCGAGTTCCATCATCATCTGCTTGAGTGACATTATAGGTACGAGTTAAGGGTTGCGATGAATCCTGCGAGGGTGTTGTTTGGTGCAGGGAGCGATGCGACATCCGTGCTTGTGACGGACATAGACTCGTCAAGGCTACCAGATAGGTAGATTCTGACCCTTGACACACCAAAGGTGCTATCAAGTTGGGTAGCGTTGATATCCCTGTAATTGAGGAAATACTGCCTTCCGTCCGAGTAGGTCAGCGTGAGCTGCGTCCCAAGGAATGATGCGGTGGTTAAGGATGGTAGTGCCATAGTGCGACAAATTTAGTGAGAGATGGTGGTTTATGGTGCGGTGAGAGTGGCGAGGGAGAGAACTCCGGGTGCTGCCGTGTTGGGGATGCGGTTGGGGTGGAGTTCAAAGGCACGGACTCGCATAATTGCAGAGGCAGCGTTTATTGTTGGTAAGTTAATGAAATTTGAAAAAGCGATTGCAGTCAAAGCGTTTGCGGGAGTTCTTGAAGTTGTCCCCGAAGCCAAAAGATTGCCGTTCGCATAGGCTGCATAATTGCCGTTTGCATAGGCTATTGCCCCTTTTATGACCGTTCCGCTAAGAGCGACATTTTGACTTATTAAAGGTGTTCCGTTTACTCTAAATTCAAAGAAACAATTTACGCCTGACTTTCCAATCACAATGGAATCGGACGCATTATTGCCAACATATAAAAAGTTCTGCCCCGTCCCTGCCGCATCTGCCTGCATCTCCAAATAAACCGTCCCCTCGGTCTGCCCTATCAACGCAGTCGCAGTTGTATCTGAGATTAAATCCCCACTCCGCGTGACTGCCGCGGTGGTGGTGGGGATGTAGGAGGTGGGGACGGAACTTGTTTCCATTTGAGCTCCCCACGCAAAAAAATTCCTTGCAATACTTATGCCAACTACGGGCCTAAAAATACCACTTGCATTAGCCCCCGCAGAACCCGTGGTAAAGGTCATTGAAATCCTATACCATCCATTGCCGTAGTTTTCAACACGACCCGTTGCAGTTCCCGAAAAACCCGTCCCCGCAGTTCCTGTCAAATTGTAACTTGCAGTCCCTGCCGCAAGGTCAATGGTGGCTATGGCGTTTAAGTTGTTGGGCGCAATGTTTTCATTTGTGTAACGCATCTCAAATGTCTGCCCCGCAGTCAAAGCCTTGTTTTTGTAAAAACAAGAAATCGTGTATGTGGTGTTGTTGGCGCAAGCAATGGTTTGCCGTAAATTACTGAAACCCGTATTGCTTATCGTTACATCAAAAGCATTTTGCGTACCATCGGGGCTATTGGTTAAGGCGGTGCTTACGGCTGACACACCCGCTGCAATCCAAGGGGAGGTGCTAAATCCTTGACTTTGGAAGCAATCATTTCTCGCACTCGGCTCCACAAGCAACGCAGGGCAGCCATTCACCGCACCACCCAACGGATAGTCAAGGCGAGGCACATTGTCCAACACGGTCTCAATCAACCCGTCCTTGTTAATCCTCGTGGAGCGATTCGCAACGGTCGTGGTGCGTTGTACGGTGAAATCACCCGCTCCGCTTTCGGGTATCTGCGAATAAAGCGTCCCTGCCTTGTAGAGGTAAGGGATGTTTAAGAGAGAAGGAGTGGACATAGGTTATTGCGTGAGAGATTGGAGGGAGAGAGGGCCGGTATTGGGCAGGCGGGTGGGGTAGAGGGCCACGGCACGGATTTTTGTGAATCCTGCATTCGTAAACCAACTCGGTGTAAGGCTAACCAAACTTAATGCTGAAGAAAATATGAAACTACTTGCAGATGTTTGCGCTGTACCTGCATTAATAACCATCGCTGAATCTCCCGCTTTATAGGCAAGTGCAATTTTTACAAACCCGTTAGTTGCAACGGCATTGGCTATAGTAAAAATCGTTGAACTATTTGCGTAAAGACGAGCATTAACGATGTTAGAACTGTTTTTGTAAAAAATTATTGAATTTCCTGTCCCTGTGTTAAGCGAAAAAATGTCCCGATTTAAAGGGTCTTGTTCAACCTCAAGATAAATCGTCCCCTCCGTCTGCCCAATCAAACTGCTCACGCCCGTCTTGCTTACGGCCTCTGCTCCACGGGTTATGGGGGCGGTGGTTGTGGGGATGTAAGAGGTGGCTATGGAGCTTGCTTCAAGTTGTGCGCCCCATACGAGAACCCCGTTGATTCCATTGGTGTCTGCTCCAGCGTTTACCTTACGAACGACCGCAACGGATGAACCACTTATTGCACTTGTTACTTGACCCGTAACACGAATCCGATACCATCCGTTGCCGTAATTCTCAACCGCCTTGGAAGTTACAGAGCCGTTTCCGACAATGTAATCCGTTAAGGTAAAATTAGACAAATTGATTTCAACGCCCCAACGATTAGCCCCCGTTCCAGTGCCTCCGTCCGAAATGTAAAGCCAAACGGATGTGAGTGAGTTTGTTGGGGTCTTAATGAAGCAACTAAACGAATAAGTGGTTGCATTGCTTAGAGTTCCACAAGCCACTTCGCCTCGGCCTGTTGTGCCAGAGTTAGGTATAAAAAGCCCAGCGGTTTGAGTGTTGCTTGGCGATATGGCTGCGTTGCCCGAACTTGCACTTGCGTTTGTAAACGCCCAATTTTGGAAAGTTTGACTTTGCAAGCAGGTGTTCTGCGCACTCGGCTCAACGAGCAACGCAGGACACCCTGCCGTAATGCCTCCCAAAGGATAATCCAAACGAGGCACATTGTCTGCAACGGTCTCAATAAGACCCGCAGCATTGACCCTCGTAGCAGAGTTGCTCGCAGAACGAGTAACGACAAAATCACCCAAACCCGAATCGGGGATTTGAGAGTATAACTTGCTTGTCTTAAAGCGATAGGGAACGCAAAGAAGAGATGGATTGGACATCAGGTGTTCGGGTTCAAAGGTGAAAATCTCGCAAGAAGGCAGTTGTATGCGCTGACCTCCTTAGCAGTCGCTAAGTCAGTATCGCAACGAAGGTTGAAGTACCAAAAGTCAGCGTAGTCCTCGTCAGCAGTCGGGACAAGCGGTGGGCCAGACATCCGATAACGGAAGCCCCGACCACAAGAACTCTCCAACTCAGGAGCAAACGCTCCATTCGCTTTAGCACGGGCCAAAAAGTTCGCCCATATCTCAAACCAAAAGAGTTGGTTCGTCATCACGCCCTGCAACGAAGCAAGGAACGCAGCAGCACTACTGCCCAAAGCAACCAAATCCGTGTTCTTCACGGACAAGGTTTCGCTGACCTGGCCCTGCGTGTAAAGGACAATCGTCAAGTCCCCGGAAGTAGGGTCGGACTCGTATGCAATAATGTGGGCATACGGCACATAGAAGGTCTGCGAGTTGACATAAACAAGGGTCAGGAAACGAGTCCCGAAGGTGAAGGAGGAAAGTCTGCCAAGTGCCATTAGACGCTCATTAAAGAAAGTTGGCCGTTCAAAAGGGTGATTTGGGTCATATTTGTTTCCTGCTCAATCCATATCTCGTAGTAAGCAGCACCCGAAGCAAACAACTCCAAACAAACCGAGTGAGGGTCGGAAGAGTGAAGGTGAACCGATGCCCTCGTAGAGACATCTATCACGCCATTCTTCGCGATGTAGAAGTAATACTCACGGCCATTTGAACCGGTGAAGTTCAACGAAGCACTCACCCGGTAAGGCAACCCCGCCAAGCCCGTCCATTGAACTTTGGGGCTTGTTTCCGAACTCACATTGTAAGGCGTACTCACAACGCTCGCCATCGCATAAGTCAGTTTCTCAGGCGTATTGCCTGCCGCAGGAGTGAATGGTGCGCTTGCGCTCGTAGAAAGGCTCACGCATCCCCTCTCCCGAAGCAATGCAACGGAATCCGAGAAGTCTTCAAACAAAGTGCCGACCCTTGTAGCGGTATTCTGCAAAGCACCCGTCTCGTCCCTCACCACAACCGAGGACGCATCCAAATTTATCCGTGTCTTAACAGCCATATTCGTTTGATTTTAAGTTCAAAGATAAAGTTTGAGCGACCTAATTAAAGGTTTGGTCAAAAGTCGGGTCAAAGATTCGGGCCGAAGGCGTAGGCGTAGGGACGCAAGGCTCCTCGGTGTTCAAACAAGACGCATCACCCACAACCTCAACCTCCAAGTCAAGCGTAATGATATAGAGGTTCGTGTCCCAAGCAATCTTCGCCCCCTCAAACTCGCTCTCCAGGTTCTCCTTAATGGAATACCCGGAACTCACACCCAACACATCAACACTCACCGCACCGACAGTCTGCGCCAAAGCCTCGTAGAGGCCCGTAATCTTGCTCTGGACGAGCGAACTCACCTCGTAGGGTCTCTTACCCTTCCTGCGACCGATAATCACAAGGCGCAAGGGATAAATGATTCTCAGCAGGTCTTGGCATCCGATAAAGTTGTTCTCCTCCGTGACCTCGGCTCGCTCCCGGCCATTGTAGCGAATGAAGGCAATGCCCTCGTTCCAATCGTAATCGTCCACAACGTGCTTGTAGTTTCCGTTGGAGCAGTAAACCGCAGGGATGATCTTGCCGTCCCGGTCGGGCAACAACTCCGCAAAGCCCGTATGCCGAACGAGTTTGTAGGCGTTCAGCCGGGCGAATATCTCGTCAATGACTTGGGTTACTATCATTTGAATACTTTAGCGAAAAAGGTTCGGGTCAATAAATCAACGAAATACTGCTTTTCGGGGGCAGACAACCCAAAGATAGTCCCCCTACGAGCCTCGTTCTCAACGACTTTCTCCTTATTTTCAGCAGTCAAGACATTGAAGGAGATGGATGTGGTCTTCCCGGTAACTCTACGAGTGGGCTTGCTGAACTCGCTCTTCAAATCACCGCTGAATTTCATATCAATGAACGCAACCTGCAAACCCTTCTTGCGCCTCTTTTCCTTGTACTTGTCGCTTGCGTAATTGCCAATCTTGCCCAAATCGGGTTTCAAGCCTTTCTCAAAGATGCGGGGCAGTACCTGGTCGCTATGGGTTGCAGGCGCAGACTCGTCCAAGGCAGCGACCAAATTGCTCTTCAGAGAAGAACTCTGCCCTTGAATCTTCGTGATATATTCATCAAGTGTCACGGTATGAAGGAGGCTTGCCGAACCCGTTGCCTACAAGAAAAGCAACCATTCTCCGGCAAGGACGCTTGCTCAAAGTAGCGTTGCATATATTGGTCGTATTGAGCCTGATAGTAATTGCCCAACTCTTGATTCATATCCCGGTTGAACACAATCACCCCATTCAGCCTCTTGGAGAACTCCATCTCCTTCAACAATAGCATCCCGGTCTTGTAAAGCAATGGATAGCCGAGTTGTGAAATGTGAGCGCAGAGCAAAGACTCAAAACTGCAAGCGACATTGTACTGAACACTCAGACCGCCCGTGAACGCCCCACCGCTGATATTGCTATCCAACAAAGGCGCACTCGTTGGTATCTCAATGGCCCTCTCAAGCATATTCTCAGTCCATCCATAGCCCCGACCGCATCCACCGCATCCATAGGTCGGATAAAGACCCGTTTGGAAGGAGGCCACCGATGTGGCATTGTAAAGCACGGCCAAATTCAACATCTGACCGTTGGATTGGTAGGTCTTGTTCACCACCAAACGAGCCACCGAATTAGCCACCGCATTCACGCTGAAAGTGTCCAAGGTCGCACCCGTCCTCAAGTCAACCACACGAACCGGGACAACGCCCGTAGCAGGAAGCAGAAGGCTGATGGAAGAGATGGTCACGGAGATGTAATCCACCTGCCGATAACGCATCCCAATGCCCCTCCAAACCGCTGCGGCAGGGAGAGGCTGAACGGACTCCGAATAGAAGCCCAAATCGCCATTGAAAGCCGATGTGGTGTAATTCCAACGGCTCTGCAAGTAGGCCAAAGACTCGGCCTTCAGCATATTGGCCGCTTGGTCAATCTTGCGCTGAATCAAGGTGTAGGCGGTCTTGTCCTCCTCATTAACCCCCGAATCAAGGTCGGCAAGGCTAATGCCGGTCAAATCATTGATGTAGAGGCCGCTGATAGGCTCCGTACCTGGGTCGCAAAGACCGCGTATGCCGATGACATTATTCCAACAACTCATAAGGCAAAGTTACTAAAAATCAATGGCACAAGGTACAAAAAGAAAAGGGGATGCTTTCGCACCCCCTTCCCAAACTAAACCCAATCAGAGATTAGTTGCTCACCACGCCTTCAAAGACGTAGTTGACACCGCGAAGCTGGTCGTTCAAGAAGAACACATCAGAAGGCAATGTAACGAACTTGTAGGAGAGTCCCATAAAGAACTTCCATTGGTTACAATCCAACTGAGCATAGTAGTCAAACTCAAGCCCGGTTTCAGGGTCAGAAATCGTACCCTTTTTGATGGACTCATCGTCAATGACACGGATGCCGGTAGCACCACGGAAGGCATTGTAACGAATCATCTGCACACCGCCTGGAGCGAGGAACGAGAATCCGTTGGGATTGCCTTGGGCAGTACCAAGGCGAGGCTCAAAGAAGAAGTAGGACTGAGCGTCCGAGTTCATCATTTGCTGTAGGTCAACATTGACCGTTGCGCAGCAATGAGACTTCAACGCAGTCATATACTTCTGCACGAGTTCACCACCGAGGATGATGGGGCGATCCCAAGCCTCAGCGAGTTGGTATTGGTAAACCACATCGGACAAGAAGTCATCCAAGAAAACGCCTGTGGAGGTGTTTTTGGTCTTGGTGGTCAACAAGGTGCGAGCCACGTTAACGGTAGAACCTGGGTCGGAAGAGAACAAGCCATTGTTGGTGGCAATGAACGTAACCGCCTCTTGGTTGATGTACCGCTTAATGGCTTGCATATGCATAGCCAACTGCCGGGCGATGTAGGTCTCGTCATTTTCACAACGAGGGGCCAAATCGTCCAAGCCGATAGACCACCTGCGAGAAGCACCGGTGTTTGGGTCAATGTTGTAAACCCGTGAGGTTTCACCAAACTCTGGCCCCGCAGCACAGTTCAAGGCCGCAGAGGTAGAGGTGTTGGAATCAGTCATTCGGGGCTGATACACAACTTCCACCTGGCGGTAATGACCGTTCTTGGTGTCAATTTGGTTCTGAAGAATACCCGATTCGTTCATAGGGCTTGTGACCGCACGAAGGGTATTGATGTGGCCGGGGAACATCGTTGGATCGGCATTGAAGTAGCCTGCGTCCAACCGCTCCTGAATGTTCGGACACGATACGAAGGATGAAAAAGCGTATGACATTTTTTTGGAATGAAAAAAGGATTTGTCGGCTATTTCTTGCCAAGCCAGGCACTATGGGGCTTATTGTCCCCCCGACACATCATCGTGCGTTTAATTCTTCTCTATGCTTCACGGCCCTTGGGTGCAAGAACCGCTCTCCACGAGTGCCTTCTTTGTCGGAGGTTGAAGTCCGAATCGGCTCTTTGCCTTGCTTCCCGGCTTCTCCTGCCTTTTTGAGCATTTGAGCCTTGTCAGCCTCGGTGCGAACCAACTCTTCAGGTGTCAAATAGCCCGTGCCTTTCTCGTTCTTGATTTGGCTTCCGTTCTTATCCGTCACCACCAACTTCCCATCCGATAACGCAAAGATATAACGCTCGTTCAATTCTAAGTCAAAGCCCTTCCTTGCGAACTGATTGACCGAATCGCTCCACGCAAGGGATGACTTAATCTTCATCACTTCTTGGTTAACGATGTAGTTGTCAATGGCCTTCTGCGACTCAACCTCCTTCTGCTCCAACTTCTGCGTCAACTCACCGGCCAAGGTTTCGTACTCACCCTTCTGCCTCTTCAACTCAGCAAGCTGGGCCTTGTAAGCCTCATCGTCCTTCCCGGTGTTCTTGGCCTGCTCCTTCAACTCCTCCATTTGGGCGGTCATACGCTGCTGCGCAACCTCAAACAGGTCGGAGAGTTTCTTGCCCTTCACATCGTCCTCGGTCAAGTTGAAAGACCTCTTGAACTTGGTCTCAAGGCTGCCGAGGGTCTTCCCGGTAACGCGATTGCGGATGTCCTCATCGTCAACGGCAACCTCACGGGACACATACTTCTTCGCAAGTTCTTCCTTGAACTCGTCAAGGGATGCAAACTCTTTCTCTTGGTCAAACAGCCATTTAGCCATCTCTTTGGAATCTACGCTCATTTTCTACGGGTTTTAGTGGTTGGTGCTTCTTCGGTTGGTACTTCTTGGGGCAGAGGCTCTTCTTCAAACGCTTCCTCGTCTGGGACTTCTGGGGTTTGCTCCATCATCTCGGAGGTGGTCAATGGGGCTACGACTTGGGGTTCTTCCTGGCGAAGCATCGGCCTGCGTTTGGGCATCTGCTCAACGATGTCGTGGTGAACCGAACTTGGAGTGGTGGTCAATGCGCTGTCATCAAGAATGCGCATACCGTACTTCTTCAAGAACTCGGTGTTTCTTGCCACATCAATGGTGACTTTGATTTGCTCGCCATCGGCTCTCAGCACGGGAACAACTCTGCCTGTGATTCTTTCATTCATAGATTTAAGGATTTATGGTTAAGGGTTTGTGGTGCAAATATAAACAAAAATGGGCATTCAAACTTGCGGAACAAGCCAATGCCTACAACGATAGCCTCCCAAATAAATGAAAATGGTGGCTTCGTCCGTGCCGGGAATCTTACCCTTCCAATCGCCCAACCTTCCCCACGAACGAATCATCCCCTCATCAAAAACCTTGCCATCCCTTGACACGCAGAATGGCCTTGAATCGTTCACCAATCCCCCGGCATACTTGAACTTCTTAATGCCCAAAGCCTTGCCCAAAGCGTAGGTGAAGGAACGGTCAATCACCGCAAACATCGTGTCAGCAGTCAAGACCGCCATATTGAACAAACGACCCTTTTTGTCAGGGCCACCGCCCACCATTATCTCGGTAATCCCTCCCTCCAAAAGCGACCGGGCCGAACCCGAAGCAATGGACGCAAGGATAAAGTTTCGGATATAAGCGTATAGGTTCGTCTCAAGGTTGGTCAAATCGTCAAACATAGACCGCATCTGCTCCTCGTAACCGACCTCCGAAGCCGAGTTCACATCAAAGCCCAACTTATCGTAATACTGCTTGGTCAAGTCGGCCTGCGTGTCAATCTTCTTTGCCAAGAATACCAACGCATCGTAATAACTGCTCCGCGATACGGCATCCTTAAATTCGGCCATCAGAGCCTCTACACGAGCGTAATTGTCGGTGGTGGATAGGAGATTGCCTTCGGTGTCGTAGGAGAGCCTGGAGAGCATTAAAAGGAGCAAAGCGAGCAGTTCATCCTGCGACTTGTCCACCTTCTTTCCAAACTCTTCTCCAATCGTGTCCAAGCCTTCCTGCTTGGAGGCTGCAATCTCTTCTAAAGTCATTGGTTAGGGTTAGGTTTCGTCCTCGTCTTCCTCGTCATCATCGTCCTCAGCAGGGGCAGGGACGGCAGTACGAGCATTCATCACGCTCTGCGGAGTCATCGTTCTGGGGGCTTCTTCAGCCGGAACAAGCGTCTTCGCAAGGGTTGCAAGGGCATCCTTCTGCTCTTCCAGGGTGAGTTCAAAGAAGTTCTCGTTTTGGGCAATCGCAGTCTTAATCAGCGACTCCAACTCAAAGTGCAGAATGGCCTTCCATTTGGGGACAAGCCCGGTAGAAACCAATGCCAAGACATCCTTCGTTTCCAGGTTGAACAAGGGGTCGGCCTGCACCGCCAACTTCATAATCGCTGATTTCTCCTCTTGAATGGGGAATCGGGTGTCCAAATACTGCTGTGCCAACATCGCCTTGCTGAAGGTCGGAGCCTTCTCAATCTCGGCAGTCAACTCGGCATCGGTGCGCATCTCAAAGTTCTGCGGATAGCGAATCGCAGGCATCGCAAAGTCTGCGCCATACCGCATCTCGCCAATCGTCTTGATAGCGAACTCAAAGTCGTGGAAGACCGTGTTGGCAAAGCGGAGCAGAAAGGAATACAGCTCCTCCCGGTCAATCGCCTTACCTGTGGCGGTCTCACGGCCCGAAATCTTCTCGTTGTTCATTACATCAATGGACAACAACTCAAAGGCCATCTGAATGTTGGTAATGACCTGCTTGTTCAAGAACTCAAGGATCTGCGGATCCAACTCAATGAACCCGGCAGGGGGGATGTTCACCTTCGTCTCTACCTCGGTGGTAAACCGGTTCGGGGTCTGCACTTGATAGACCGACATCGGCCCGAACATCCGCTTCGTACCAGAACCACCGCAGTTAGAACAAGCAATCGCCACCTTCTCCTCAAAGCCCAATGCTTCCTCAGTCTGCCCCGAACCATTGCATCTGTCGCACTCGTCCACATACTCCCACTTCTGCAAGAAGGCGTGGCTGTACTTGGACATCTGCAAGGTGCTGAAATCGCACACGGCTTGGTCAAGAGCCGGGATAGCCGGGGTGTAGAAGGATTGGAAGTAGTAATCGCCTTGCTCCTGCACCGAAATACCGCCCAAACGAGTGCAGGGCAGCTTGCCCATATCGTGCTTGTAGTAAAGCTCAATCTCAAAGGTGTAGTCGGCCTTCTTGCCCACCTGCTTGGCTATCTGAATCTCGTTCTTGTCAAAGATGAAGAACACAAGGCCATCGTCCGTTTTGGTACGGCCATTCTCCACCTCCGAGCCGTAGTCGGCCTTAATGATGGCGTACTCGTTCTCCTTCCAAGCCCAAACGCGCTTGGAGTGAAAGCAATGGGCCACCGGGGTGGTTTCAACGGTGTCGTTGAATGTGCCGTCCTCAAAGTATTGCAGGTTGGCAGGCATAATCGCCAAGACCGCGTTGGGGTCGGTCAAGGTCATAAAGCTCACAATCTGCTGAAAGTAGTTCTCCAAAGAACCAAAACGAGGGTAGTCCTCGGTGAAATAACGCTCCTCGGAAGCGTCATCAAAGCGCATCTCGTAGTTCTGCCGGTTCCAAACGCGCCCGGCAATGTTCACGGCCTTATGGAAGTAAGGCACGGTGATAGGCTTGTAGATGTTCTTGCGATAGTTGAACTCGTGGGGAAGCTCGTTGGGAGCCTTCTCCTTGAACAACTTTTCCGGGAAAGCATCGTAGTCGGAGTGAATACGAAGCCTCATCTCCATTTCTACGCAGGCCCGGTAGGTCGGGTAGAAGTCAGGGATGTAGAATTTGTCAGACTTCTTCTTCACCTCGTACTTCTTGTACTCGGTAATGATGTGGTCTAACAAGGGTTTGACCTGTTCAGTTGTCATAGCTATCGCTTTTTACCGCCTCTGCATTTGCACATTGGGAATGGTTTTGTCCTCAAAATTAAGGTATAATTCGGGATTTGCGAATGCCAATAAACGCCAGCGAATTAATGAATCAAGGTGTAAACATCGTCATGCCCAATGCTTCTGTGGAAGCGATAGCCCTTCCTACTCAAGAAAGACTCAATCTTCTCCCTTGATTCATAGCCGTTGTTTTCTATCAAGAAAATGCTTATTTCGGTCTTGCTGAAATCAATTCCTTCAAGGACCTCGTACTCTGAACCCTCCGTGTCAAGGGAGCAAAAGTCAAATTGATAGAGTTCGCATTCGTCCAATATGTCCTGGACCGTTCTAACAGACACGGTGACATCTACGACTTGG